GTCGGCAGGTCCTGCTTAGCTAGCCACTGGCCGTAGGATTCATTTGCAGGCACCTGTCCCCCTTGACTAGCGCGGGTGCCTGCTGGTGGCGGCGTAAACCCTAGCTCGTCGTAGTCAATGACTGGGATGGTCGTGCTGCGGCAGTTGAAGTGTTGCGGTGGTGTCGGGCCTTTGCCGTATTCAAACGTCTTGCCGTCAAGTGCCCGGCAGATTGCGCTGGTGCGTGTGTCGAGCGTGGCGACGTAACGATATTTGCTGGTGATGTCTTGATTGGCCTCATACACCTGCTGGCTGGCGGTATTGGCCACTTGGTTAATACTGGTGCGGACAAGGGTGATGACCTGATTGTCTGCCACTGCTGTTGCCTGCCCACCTGCCGCGACAAGCTGCCGCACGTTACGCGCACGCTCACCAAACTCAAGGCTGCCGATCAACCGCTTGGCAATAGCTGGTGTCGGTTCACCGGTTAGCAGCCCTTGTCGTACCACCTGACTGAACCGTTCGGCTTGGTCAACGGCGATGCCACGGAACGCTTTGCTGACCACCTCACCATTCGGCAGCGTGATGGTGGCACCTTGAGCTGCGGTCAGGTTGAACGTTGCCGGTGCGCCTTGTACGGCAGCGAACAGGTCATCGCTCAGCGCCACCACATTGAGCTGGGTCGGGTCGGTCGTGACCACAGACTGCGCAAATTGCGGGCTGATCTCTACGGTGTTTACGGCGTCACGAGCGCCAACCGGTAGCGCCTTGCGTAGCTGCTCGGCTACAAATTCAGACTGCAGCTCAGCGATACCTTGCAGTTCCCTAGCTGTCAGCTCTGTGCTGTCGCCCGCCCAAGTCGCTAGCGAATCCTTGAGTTGCGCCAAAATGGCGCGCAGCCTTGCAGCCTTAACCGATGCGGCTAGGTCATCAATCGTGCGTAGCTGGTTGACGCTGTCGATGATGATGTCGTTATAGGCATTGATGATCCGCCGCGCAACGCTATTGCTGTAGCGGTTCAAGTCAATGGCGTTGCGGTATAGCGCTTCCATCAGATGATGCCTAACTGGTCAGGTTTGTACTGCGACCGGATGCTGACATTAGCGCCGCGCTTTAATGCACCCTGCACCGCAGCAGCGAAGGCGTCATAACCGTTTTGGCCGTCTTCCATGATGCGCAGCTCATCCACTTCATCAGCTTTGCCGTCTTTGTACCACGTCAGTCGTATCACCGCCAGCACATCATCTGGCAGTTTGCACATCGTGTAATCAAGTTCCTGCTTCCTGGGCTTCTTCGGCTCCATCCAGATCATCAGGTCCACTAGCCAGTCTGTCAGTTTGTCCAGCAGACGGTAGATCAAGCCCCGCATTGGATGTAGCCTCCAGCTCCTCGTCTACATCAAAGTTATCGCCTAGCACATCGCCTTCGGCAAGCTCACGCAGCAAGGTTTCTTGGCTGATGGTGCCAGCGGTGTAAAGCGACAACAGGGCGGCGATGTCTTGCGGCTCAAGACGTGCGCCAAGGAAGTCGCGGTTGACGTAAGCGCTGCCAGCAGCGGTTGCATTGCCAAGGTACTGCGCGTGCCACTGCAGGCAGTTGTCGATCATGTCCTGCATATTTTGCGCAATCACCATCATGGTGCTGTCGCCTTGGCTGCGGTCGATGCGCTTTGCCTCGGCGGTTTCGGCGCTCAGCTTTTGGCCTAGCACTGCCGACAGGCCCAGCTCGTTGATCTGCAACGCAAGCTGCTCAAGCCTGCGGAACTGCGCTTCAAAGCTACGGCCAGCAGGCTCGATGTATTCGGCACGGCCTTCGGCTGGGAATGCAATCGCCTCGCCGGGTCCGGCTGATACCTCTTCAGCGCTCGACGGGAACCCGTAAAACGCCAGCATCGGCACGGCGCTGATATGTAGTTGGTTGTCAAGGTCCGACTGCACTTGGTAGGTCTTGAGATTTAGCTCTGCGATGTCTTCAAGCGGTGGGCGTGACTCCATAAAGCCATGCCGCTGCGCATAGGCAATGCTGAACGGGATCTGACTAAGGCTGGTGCGGCCTTCATCGACAACGGTGAACTCACCGCTGTCTTGCTTGCGGTGAATGCGGTACTCACCAGGCGTCAGCACACGGATCTGCTCGACAGCCTTTTCACCAAAGTCGCCGTCTGGCACTGTGGCCACCTCAGCCAACCTGAGCTGCGTTAATACTTGCTTGCCGTCTTGCAGCTCGGTGCGCCAGCCAAGGATCTGCCTAGGTGTGTAGGTCACCCAATAGGGTCTACCCCCATTAGCAGGTGCATCCACCAATGTACCAACATGGCCATACCTGACCATCTTGCGGGCGGCTTCATATACCCAAACATTCAAATCGTTCCCCTGTAAATCGACATCGAATAGTTGTTCGCGGATTGCGTCGGCGGTGTCATCCAGCCTGACTGGCTTGCGGGTCAGCATCCCGGCCAGCATCCGCTCAAGACGGATGTAGTACGGCGGGCATACGCTACGGGCTAGGCGGTTGTCGTAGGACTCGTCCAGCTCGCGTGGTTCCTGCGGCAGGTAACGGCGATGCTTTTTGCGCATCCCGTAGGTGCCCTGCAGTAGATCTTCAATCAGGATCCAATGCGGCTCTTGGGCGTACCAAGACGTATTGGGGTCGTTGACTTTTGAGACGGTACGCTGCGCAAGCGGCCTGTCATAGAAGTTGAAGCCGCTATACACAGCGCACCAATGCCGACAATGCCGTCAGTTTACGCGTTCTTGACACGCAGGCTGATTGTGGTGCGCTTTGATGCCGCTGTCAACGCCAGCGACGTACACCATTGCCAGCAGCGCGATGGCTGCGATGCGGTTGATCCAAGGGTTGGTGATCATGGTTGGAATCTGTTGGACATGCCCAAGATACCCCCTAACGCCGCCGTGGTCAACCCTTCTCATGCTTGGCGCCCTTGCGGATGTTGTCCGCAGCCCAGAGCGGCTGCAAGTTGGTGTAGTGGAAGCACTGCCGCTGTTGCCCTGGGTCCGTCAAGTCAAAGCTCGCGCATGGGCGGATGTGGTCAATGTGCCAGCCGTCGTGCTGCCAGTTGTCCCATGTCATGCCCGGCTCAAAGCTGGCTTCTAGATGCTTTTTGAGATCCTCGATACTGCATCCAAGTAGGTCTTGGGTTTTTGCTGATTTGTTGCGGCCATTGATCGCATCGCACAATCGAACTCTTAAGGCGTTAAGAATCCTGAAATCAAGGGATTGGCGGCGCCTTGCAGATCTTGCGCGCTCCTTGGCGCGTGCGGATGCCGTTTTGTTTCTGATCCTTGCCCGTTGCCTAATCGCGTCACCATTTTCAATCCGTCTGTTTCTGGCTCGCTCTCTGGCTAGTTCAGGGTTTCTGTGATACCACCTTTTGATGCCTTCTAGTGATTGCTTCCGACCACAGTCAACGCATTTGCAGCATTTTGCAAACCTTGGCGCTATGTGGCCTTCTTTGCACGGCCTGCCGGTGAAGTAATGCTTCAACCCCTGTGTAAGGGCTTGCTGTCGTGTAATGATGTCCATGTTACCTGGTGACTCAGGTGGCCGGGCGCAGGAGGTTGCCGCCTCGCTGCGCCAATCAATATAGTCGAATACCCGTGCTGCGTCCAGCGGTTTTGTGCAGCATTGAGAAATCGCGGTGTAGCCAGTAGCCAAGGCAATCGTTCATGTGGTCGAAATTGGACTGCTTGTCGGGCAACTCGTTTTTTTCATCCCAGCACTGCAGCTCCAAGCATTCAATCAACCGTTTGCAGCCTTGGTAGATCTGCAGTCGATTCTGGCCTTTGCCGTTTTCAAGCATGGCCTGCACGTTGTTGACACGATCGCGGATCGGCGGATTTGACTGCGGCGATTGGTTGCTGATGCCGTAGCTCTCCAAGATTTGAATGTCGGTGCGCGTGGCATTAGTCGAGCGGTTGCCGCCTGACGCGTCTGGGTAGCCGTAGATCTTGTGGTCTGGGTAGCGGCGACGGATTTCTTGCGCTAGCGAGTCGGTGTCGTGTGCAGCGACCACCTCATCAATGACCACAGCGCGATCACCAACACGAATACCAATAACAGCGTTTGTGTTATCGATGTTGAAGTCGATTCCAGCGCGGAGCGGTTCATTACTGAAATCTGGCAAGGTTGCAAAGACGTGCTTGGAGCGATCAAACCTGTCGTAGACACAGCCGGTGGTCAGGTTTGTGAACTCGCCATCAAGGTAACTCTTAAGAAGCGCCGGGTCATAGTTGGCCTGCAGCCGCTCGATGAAGTCCGGCGGCAGGTGCGGGTTGTCCGCCGTGCGCATTTTGATCAGATGCCGGTCTGGACGTGCCCTGGCCTCGTCGCTGCCGAACGTGTTCCACATCCACCGGAATCCTTCTGGCGTCGATGCCGCGCCAAACTGCCGCACGTTGCCGGACCGGAGTCGGCCAAGAATCTTTGGGAATGCCTTATTGGCAATGCTTGGCGTCACGGTGTCGATCTCATCCGCCAGCACCCATGCAAGGTTCAGGCCGATGATGCGTGACCAGTTTTCAAAGCTACGGCACAGGATTTTTGTATCGCCGCCCGGCAGGTGCAGCATGTACTCCGGCAGCGGGCTAGCCCTGAAGGTGTACGGAATGTCGTACGCCTCAAGAAACGCTTCAAAGTCCGTCTGCCAGATGTCGCGGATTAGCGGTCCGGTTGGCTCCATAACGCAGCCGATGAAGCCTTGGTTGACCGCCGCCAGCATCACAGCCTTAGCGCACAATGCTCTGGTCTTGCCCGCGCCATAGCCGGCACTGATGCCAAGGATCTGCGTGGCTGTGTCATCCACAAACGCAAGCTGGCCTGGGTGTAGGTCGCTGCGGATGCGGGCAACAAGGTCGCCCGTGTCCTCTGGCGTCTGCTGCTGCATGAAAGCAAGCAGCGGCACTGGTTCGCAGATGCCAGTCAGCAGGCTCACGACATCTCAAACCGCAGCAGCCGAGCTTGGTCTTCAAGAGCCTTGATAGCAATGCCAAGATTGCCTTTGGTGTGCGCTTCGCGCTCATACTCCTGCAACCGCGCAATAGCAGCAACCAACCACTGGGGCCGTTCTAGCTCCGCATCAAGTTTCTGCAAATCTCTAGCTCTTGCAATATATGTTTCCGCTTGACGTTCACTAACATCCCAATTTTCCGCAGCATAGCGAACAATTTGGGTTCTATTATAAGCGCGCAAAAGAAGATCGTAAACGGTATTTATCCGTTGATCAATC